TGATATTCGTCAAGACATGAGAGACGAGTTAGGAGACGTGCTGTGGTATATAACAGCGATCGCCAGTCATTATGATTTGTCCTTACATGATGTAGCAATCTACAATTTAGCTAAATTAAAAGGAAGAGAAGATGGCAGCCAAGAAGAAGCGAAAGCCAGCTTATAAGCCCCCACTGATTATGCTCAAACAAGAGCTTGGTCACTGGGAATACAAAGGAAAAGATTATGATACTAGTACAATGTTCGGCTTTGTGTACTTACTTGTTGATAAGGCTACGGGCAAGGGTTACTTGGGTAAGCGGCAGCTGTGGTCGTACAAAAAGAACTCGATGACAAAGACGGGTACTTCTGTATGGAGAACCTATCACTCCTCTTCGGAGCACGTTAAAGAGGCCAGAGCTGAAGGCGCTCAATTTGAGTATCACATGTTAGGGGTATTCAAGACAAGAGCGTGGACCTCCTATACCGAAGCCTATCTACAGTTCGTTTTAACTACTATGACTGAAAGAGACAGCAATGGTGAGCGATTGTGGTTTAATAATCAGATTGCTGCTATTAAGTTTATACCGGGGCTTGATGAAGAACAGCATAGTACAATGGAAGGTTGTTTGAAGAGAGCTAAGGCTATACTAAAGAAAAGGAAAATAGTATGAAAACATTTATTGCGTTTTTAACCTTAGTAGTATCGGGGTATGGTGCGTTCTCCGTGGTTGACATTGCCCTTGGTGCCACCCCCGATATCATACACGGGTTTGGATTAGGCACTCTGTGTTTTACAATGGTAGCGATTATTCACGCAAGGAGCACGAATGCCAAATCTTAAGAAGTCTAAATTTGTAGGCCATACCGGATGTGAATCCTGTGGGTCTAGTGATGCGGTAGTGGTTTATGAAGATGGTCCTGCTACGTGTATGGCCTGTGGTAAAACACACCCAAACCCTGATAGCCCTGAAGCCTTAGCAGATGCCTTTAAGGTAGTGCCTAAGAAGCAGAGTAATACTCCAAAGGTAAAGTTAGAAGACATAGACCTCTACCCTACTCGCGGCTTTAAAGAGCGCGGTATTAAGAAGAGCATTTGTGACTTTTATGATGTTCGTTGTTCTACGGACTTAGAAGATAACATTACTGAACACTTTTACCCTTACGGAGTTAAAGAAATAACTGGCTATAAAATCAGAAGATTACCTAAAGACTTTCGTGTCACAGGAACTCTTGAAGGCCTTTTCGGGCAATCTAAGTTCCACGGAGGTAAGCGCCTAGTAATTACTGAAGGCGAGCTGGATGCTATGGCTGTTGCTATGGCTTCTGAAATGAAGTATGGAAAGATTTATCCTGCTGTATCTTTACCTTCTGCAAGTGGCCTTAAGTTTCTCCTTGAACAGAGAGACTGGGTCCGAAGCTTCGACGAGGTAGTACTCATGTTAGATAATGATGCTGCCGGTGAAAAGGCTTTACAAGAGGCGTGTAAGATTGTAGGCATCGATAAGGTAAAAATTGCAAAACTAAGAGAAAAGGATGCGTGTGATGAGCTTATTAAACACGGTCATATGGCTATTCTTACTGCTATATGGGATGCAAGTCCTTGGTCTCCTGCCGGTATAATCCAAGGAGAAGCATTGTGGGATAGGTTTTTAGAGCGCCAATCTACTGAGAGCGTACCCTACCCACCTTGTTTAGCAGGTGTAACAGAATTAACACACGGTATGCGCTTCGGCGAGGTTGACCTATTTACTTCAGGTACTGGTTCAGGTAAGAGCACATTGATTAAAGAAATCATTATGCACATACATGAAACCACTGAAGATAGTGTAGGTATGATATCGTTAGAAGAAGGCCCCGGCGACACAGTTGAGAAGTTTATCGGGATGCAGTTGAAGCAGAATCTATCAGAGAATCCTGAAATTAGTCAGGAAGATAAGAAAGCAGCTTTTGATACTGTATTCGGAGACAATCGTATTATTATGCTAGACCACCAAGGCTCTGTGTCTGATGGGTCTCTAATGGATAAGATTGAAACTATGTGTCTGATGGGTTGTCGCTATCTTGTGCTGGACCATCTTACAATTGCTACCTCGGAAGCAGAAGGTGATGCCAATAGTGCGGTAGATAAAGTTATGAGTGACCTACTCAAGATGTGTAAGAAACACAATGTATGGTTCGGTGTTATCTCCCACTTAAGAAAAACAAACGGTCAAGGCCCCTCGTTCGAGGAAGGCAAACTACCCTCAATGGATGACATTAAGGGTTCAGGTAGTATTAAGCAGGTATCGTTCCAGATAATTGCTTTTGCTAGAAATATGATTTCAGATGATGAGATTGTAAAGAACACAGTTAAGATACGAGTACTCAAATCTAGATTCACAGGTAAGACAGGTAATGCTGGTGGTGCTTATTATGACTACAAGACAAACCGTCTGTCCTATATGGATGCGAGTGTGTTAAACAAAGATATAACGGAGCTATAATATGTCCAAGAAAGTGAAAGTAACTAGCCTAGAAAGCCTGTCCTTAGCATTGGAATACATGCAACGATTTGGTAACTTCAAAACTGTAACAGAGTCTCGAATATATGGTATTCTAAAAGATGCCTATAAAGACAAAACTAAAGAAGACTTTGATGAAAGCCGATTCCCTCGGGAACCAAAGGCAATGATAGCAGCAGACTGTATTACTTTGGCTGAAGCTCTTTCATATGCAATTGGGTGGCAGACCACTGATTACTATGAACTGCTTCACAAGTATATTGATGCTATTGGTGATCGTTGTGAGAAGCTGGAGAAGAAAGCGATGAAGGAATACAAGAAAGCATCTGTGCCTCTTGCTAAAGCAGAGAAGATGGTAGAGGAGTTTATGAACAGCCCTCACATCAATGCTCTTCCTGTACAACGTCAAGGCATTGTTAAAGCGAAAGGACAAGCATCTCATATGATGCCTGAAACCTTCGGGGCTTTGTCGAAGGATGACACTGCTCGCGCATATTTGGACGAGGATCAACCTTATCAATATATGTCACGTATGGAATCTTTAATTAACTGGTTTTCATCTGAGATTTCTTTCTACTACCAGCATCTCTTAGGAGAGAAGGTAGCTGAAGAGCTTGAGGATGCTGACACGTTAGACTTTGTGTCTCTACTTGAAGGAATGGGTAGAAGCAATAAGTATGAGACCAGTGATATTGCTTGGGGTCGTGGAGAGAGTTGCACGGTAAGTCTTACGGGAGAGAGTATTCCCGGTGTTGTATTGAGGGTTTACCCTGTACAATTTAAAGAGGACGAGATTGTTTACTTTGCTAACAAGATTGTTAAGACTCAACAACGTGCCCAAGACACGATGGATAACCGTAATCAACAGTCTACCTCTGACTTAGAGTATGGTAAAAACATTATTGTATCATTAACAAGTCTTCGTCAAGAGAACTTGGGCCTCCTAACTGAGACCGGTCCATACGATATTGATCTTCTCAACATCAAGCCTACGGGTCAGGAGTTAGTTGACCGTATTGTTCATATCATGCAGAAGCCTGCAGAGGATCGACCTACTGCTATTACTGGCCTATTCTATGGCGTTCCCGGTACAGGCAAGAGTATGTTGGCTAATCACATTGGTCGCACACTTGGTATGACTGTATTGAAGAAGACTTACGGTGAGCTTCAGTCTATGTATGTTGGTGAAGGGGAAAAGAACCTTCACGATGCCTTTGAAGAAGCCCGTCAAAAGAGAGCAATTCTCTTGATTGACGAGATTGATTCTATGGCAGGAAACCGACAAGATGCGGATAAGAACTACCAGAAAACTTTTACAAACCAGTTGCTTACTGAGCTTGATGAGTTTAACGGTATCTTCTTTGCTACTTCTAATCTGATGACTACCCTCGATCCTGCTGTACTTAGGCGATTGTTTCTGAAGACTAACTTCGGATTTATGACGCCAGAGCAGATTGAGAACTGCTTTCACCTTTACTTTCCTAAGTTTGAAAGCCAAAAGCTAGGAATGACCCTCAACTTAACCCCCGGTGACTTTAATGCAGTCCAGCAGGCTTCTTTGTTTGAGCCTAAGCGAT